TCGCCGAGCGTCTTCCTGCCGTTGCTGCTCCATGGCGTCGCGTTCGGACTGGCGCTCGGAAAGAACTCGATCAACCCCGCTTTGAATAACCCCGGGGTCTATGTCGAAGATGTTGGGGATACCTTCAGAGCCGATTACGGGCGTAGTGCCCAAATCAACGGGAGGCGTAACTACCGGATCAGGAGTTGGATCAGCCGGGGTATAAGCCGGGCGTTCTGCGGGGGTGGTGTAACTGGGGCGCCCGGAAGGGTCGCCGTACCGCGTTTCGTCAGTTTGTACCCCGGTGCCACCGGTAGCGCCCGTGTAAGTACCATATCCGCCGAAAGGATCACCGCCCGTGGTGTACCCAGCGTTACGAATCGCATCAACATAAGCGCCGTAATCAGCGTTTAGAAGGTCTTCGTAGTTTCTTTCGAAGGGGTCTTGATACTGCGAACCCGCCGCACTGGCAAGGATATCTCCAACGGTCGCCCCAAAAGCGCCCCAATCCCAATCAAACTCCTGCGCCCCGGTGACGGGGTTACGGCGAGCTGCACCGGAGTCCACAACGCGCTTGGCAGGATTAACCCCCGCACCACGGAGGGCTTCAAAAATGGCTTGGGCCAGGGCAGGGTTAGCCCGCATCAGCTCGGGCGGGATGATGGTATCGCCGGGAGCAACGTGCGCGAGGTTGCGATCATCGCCACGGGAGTATTGAGACAGCCGCTCCACGTCCTTTGCCATGGGGGCTCTGAGTGCGGCTATGCCTTGTTTACGCTTGTCCATACCGCACCTCAATAATTACTGACAAACGAGACGGCGACGATGGTCGAGGGGATGCCCGGGTGAGGACTTGTTGCCGCCTCAGTCTTTAGGCTCAACGCCGTGTCACCCACAGCCCAGTACATTTCGATGTATTGATCCGCCGTCAGGTCAATCGAGAAGTTCCAATAGATAGCCCGGTCCGCATTACCCTTAATCGTCTGCACTTGCCCACCGTAGGGTACATCTGTGCCGTTCTTATTGATCCACGTCCAAACTGTAGCATCTGACGAGTTAGTGTGGGCAGTCGTCAGAGTCACCTGAAAATTATAGACCCCATCGGCACTTACGGTAATCCGGGTATTGTCCACACCCCCAATGGATACGCCGTTGCCGATATAGGTGTTCTCAAACTCCACCGGGTACCCGGTGTTCGTTACCGCCGCAGTCTGATTCGTCGTGCTGTAAAAGAGCCCCCGGGGCATGTACAGCACCTTTCCCCCGTCGTCCGTGCTGAGAAGCTGGTTAACGGAGTTGGTCAGGCGGTTAAAGTACAGCCGCAAGATGTTGTTGAACTGCTGGAAAAACGACGAGCTGTACTGCGCCTCTGGATACGGCAGCGCCGGGGGCTCGGTCTTTCCAATCTCATTAGCCATCAGCGGCGTCCATCAGGCCGCATATCGAGGCGCGGGGTCCCAAGCTGCCATTGAACACCGAGTGCATCTGACTCAATCTTCATAGCAAGCTGGCGGCCCCGAACCCTGATGTTGAGTTGTTCCGTATAGGCTTCGACGGGCACTGTAGCAGTACGGGTAATAGTCCCGTTGTTGCTCCCGCCTTCAGACGTTGGGCTGTTATACCCAGACCCTGAGTTAGCTAACGGAAGCAGCGTTAGGGTGGCCTGCGGAGCGGAGGCGGTCGAACCATCGAAAGTAATGTCCGGCAGTACGCGCCAAATAAACGCAAACTTGTGCCCGTCGTCCAGATCAAACTGAGCAGAAGTAATGTATGCGCTGATGGCTGCAGTTGTGCCAGTCTCGTCATTATCAACCCCCTCTTCGTGGTTAACGAGATTGTTGGAGTACGTCGCTGCTAGCGGGTACTGCCGGGTGCCCGAATCCAACCACGCCGTGCGGTCCAGCGAACCGTAGTACCAAATGTCCTCGGCGTAGTTGTAAACCACATAACGATCAATCGTCGTAGAGCCTGCGGAGCAGTAGAACCACCACACCTCATGGAACTCTTCGATGGTCCCGGCAAAGACCTGAGGCATCTGCTCGTAGTTGAAGTCGGAAAAGAGGTAGCGCCGTACATCGCAGCGGAGGGTCTGGCTGCGACCGTCGTACTTGTAGAACTTGTCCTTGCCCATCCAGTAGGACACGCCGTTGGCGTAAGCAACGGAGTTCTGGGACATGATAGAGATGTTCTCACCAACCACCTGCGCGCCCCACACTGCCGGAGCACCTAGATACTGCAGGGAGTACACCGTAGAGTCGGTCCAGACCACGATCTCTTGGCGAGCTTGGCGAGCGGTGACGATCTCACTACCCCGGGACAGGCGCAGGTCACCGGCTTGGTTAGTCGCTGCAGGGGTCCAGTTGGTGGCGTCTTCTTGGTCAGACCAGCGGATTAACAGCGGGTCCACGTCCGCACTGCCGAGGGGGTTTGCGCCGAAACAGAACACAAAGCGGTTCTCGGAGACCAAGACCTTGTTTTGCACCGTGGGGACGTTTGACGCTCCGGCCTCGGCGGACAGCAGGGTGCCCCGGTTAGCGATACCGCTAGAGGCATCCCAGATATAAAGCTCCCCACCCCGGTAGCCAAAGATCAGGTCCTCACCGAAGTTGGCTTGGTGCCAGAGGCGCAGGTCCTCCGTAATCGGCGTACTACTACCCCAAGTGCCGGAACTCCAGGGACCCGAGCCCCAACCCACCAAAGGCACCACCGAAGCCGGGCCGATATTGATCTGGTACGCCGCCGTACAGCAGTTGATGGTCGCCGTGATGTTGGTATTTGTGGCCGTCGCCGGAGCAGACAGCTCAAAGGTCGTGGTGTTCGTAATGGAGGCAACGGTGGCGCTCGCCGGAATACCCGTCCCGCTGATCGTGCAGCCAGCCACAAGGGAAGAAGTATCCGTCATGGTCGCGGTCGTGCTGCCGCTCGTGGTGTCCACGGTGTTGTCGGTGAAGTTGCCGTTACCCGTGTCTGAGCCGTCTGCTGATACCGGGGCTGCGCCGCTATCTACCGCCGTGCCTGCCGTCCGCGCCGTAAAGGTGAAGGTGTTGGCATCGACGACCGTAACGATCTCGTACTCTTGGTTGAGCACTGCAGCGGTGATATTCCCGCCGAGCCCAGAGCAGTTGGAGAACGTAACAAAATCGCCTTCGTCGGCGGCGTGAGAAGAACTTGTCACCGTGATAGTGGAGCTGCCGCTGCTGGCGGAGAAGGTAATGCCCCCGGGGGTCGTGGTGGCCCGGACAGGCGTGATGTCGTAGTAGGCACCGCCCTGACCGACATAGAACTTGAGGTTAGTCCCTACGCCAAGGAGGTTCTGATTGCCTAGCGTGATCCAGTTGTGGAGGGACCGGCAGGTGCCAAGGAAGACGTTCTCGGAGATACGCGACCAACCGCCGATTTTCTCAGGCAAGCCTTGGCGGAACCGCACCTTATCGCAGTCATACCACCGCCCCTCGGCGGCGTAGCGGGTCATCTCACGGTTAACGCCCGGCTTTATCAGTACCTTCTGTAGAGGCATAGCGAGCCCATCACATGGTCGCGCCGGACATCGGCACGGTGGTTACCTTAATCGCTACGCTCTGCTTCAGGGCCAGCGGAGAGCCGCAATCCGAGCAGGTATATGCCGCAAGCTCACCCTCGTCGATGTCGTACCCGCAGGCAAAACACACGGCGTGAATCTCGTGGGCGGGTTCAATGTTACCTGATTCTAACTGCCTAGGCTCAACAACTTTTTTCATACAGCCTCCCGCCAGTCCAGTCCCTGCCACAATGCGGATTCGGCAGCGCGACGCTTCACCAGCCCCGCAAGGACCTGCCCTCCCGCTCGATTCCATCGCTGAATTTGCGTAGGCACGTCGCTGAGAGGACCATAGTTGATCCGATTGAGGAGCGTAGACTCTTTAAGGTTTGCCGGACCCAGATTGAATGTCCAACTGACCAGAGCATCGAACTCGTTTTGCTTGAGAGCGATCTCCACCAGCTTGTTAACATAGCCCTCAAACTCCTCAAGGTCCTCGATCAGCAGCGCCTCGGCGGCTTCTTGGTCAATCACGTCGCCCTCTTTGACGCCCTTGGTGTGGCCGTAGCCGATGGTCCAGACGTTTGCGGGGCAGAGGTAGGCTTCAAGGTAGCAGCCCTCAAAGTGACGGATAAGGGAGATTCCTTCATCGCTAATCCTCATCGGCTCAGTCCCTTGTGCTTTTCGAAGGTGCGCAGGCCCCCTAGCCCCAGCATCCCCAGCAGGACGGTCATCAGGCTGTCCATATCGAAGGTCGGCAACTCCGGCATTTCTACCCCGATCCACGCGGTCACAAAGACCACTACGGGTGAGAGCACGAAGTGCCATGCTAAGGAGATTCCGCAGGTCCATCCGATAAAGGGCCTCCA